CAAAATCCTGGGCAACTTTTTGTTGCTCAGGAACTTATAAATAAAGTTAAATTATAGTGTTGCGGAATTAAGGGTTTATACGAAAAGTTCTATAATAACGTTATTCCATTAAACCATCTGGGTTTAATATATGATTAACTAATAATTTTAGACAAAATGAAAAAGATAATATCACCTATTCTCTCAATCGCTCTTTTTACAACCCTCATTCTTCTATTTCTGATACACTTTCAGAGAGTAGACGCACAATCTATTTATAAATGCGATAATGAGAAACACATCTGTTACAAAAACTCTGATGGGAAAACAATAGTGAAGAGCAAGAAATACACAATAGCGTTTACAGACACTATAACGTCCATCGGTTTTGTAGGTAATAGAAAAGGTAAAATCATCGGTATAGACAACCATGGAAAGGAGTTGTTTGAGGTATATAAGATAGACAATGGTCCAGACTGCGTTAGTGATGGCTTGTTTAGAATTATTGGGAAAAATGGCAAAGTGGGGTTTGCCGACACTTGTGGCGTTATCGTAATACCACCTGTTTTTTCTTATGCCACTCCATTCCTTGATGGAGAAGCCAAGGTAACTTTTGAGGGCGAAGAACAAAAACAAGGAGAGTATCAATATTGGGAAAGCAATCAATGGTTTTTGATAACGAGTCCGAACTTGTTAGATCATAGTATGAACGAGATGGCTACATCTACTAAATTTGACACGCCAACATTGACAACGGAGGAAAAGCACAAAGTCAAGGAACTGGCTGCACAAGCCCCTGATAGCATAAAAACATGTTTCTCCTTTTTGCTTTACAAATGGAATTACGCAATAACCCATAATCGTGAAATGCTCTTGAGCTCAAATACATATTCGTATTCAAAGTTACCCGAGTTCCACTATTTGAAATCCATGGGGAAACAGATAATACCGCTTATCATGGAACAACTTATTGAGCCATCAAATTTTCATCTGTTGGTTCTTTATGAAGCTGTGCAAGAAGATAGCAGAAAGATTGTGAAAGACCACACCGGAGGCGAACAGAACAGAGCCATAATGAATGTGAAAAGATGGCTTGGCAGTAAGTAGGGATTCGCATTGAAAACTGTAGATATTTGTCTTAATCCAGCAGTTTCATTCGATTTTTATCTTCCAAATGTTTTCAGGTGTCTTCTCTGTTTGCAAAGGGACTTGCTCTATCGAATGTGCCGTTGCTTTCTTTCTCTTTTTGTTTTGTCTTGTTTGTTTTCTGAAACTTTTAAAGAGAAAGTTTCTTCCCATGCCATTGCCAAAAATCACATCCAATGGTTCGCCAGTATCTTTCCATATCCTGACCTTGGCAGCATAGTCAAATGCAAATCTGACAGCCGTGCTGTCATAAGTAAAAACCACTTCATAATACGCTTTCCCAAACTGTTTTCTTATTTTGCGATGATTGTCACCATAGTCGTCCTTTTGGAAAATCCGCATTTCAGATATTTCAGCACCTTTGAAAAACGGAACGTATGCAGGACCAAAGGTATTGGCGACACTCCTTGCGACAGTTATAAGTGCATCCTTTTGGCAGACATCAGCACAACTGCTTGAAGCCAATGGCTGGGCAGATAATGTCGTAACCATCAGAAAAGCGATTGGTAAGAGGAAACGCTTTTTCATAATCACTTATTTGTTATAGCACATTATTCGTACAAACAGCGTTTCATTGTTTCGTAATTGTAAATTTCAATTTCTGGAGTCCTTTTTTGTATACATTGGCCAAGATGAGATAATACTGCAGTTTCTCGCCTGAGTTCATTTTTTTTGTAATATACTCAAATTCGCTTTCCGGTATTACATTCTTAAACAACGGGCCGCCGTCCTCATTATACACCATTCTTATATCGTCTGTCAGCGGAGAAATGACGTATGAGCAATACGCTTGATATGGGATACTATTGAATTTGACCCAGTTGTCATCGCCTTTATCCAAAACATTTTCTACGTATATCCTGCTATGTTCATAAGAAGGCTTTGGCCACCCATTGCCTTTATAGATATTTCCTTCGCCATCTACGATATAGTTGTCTTCTGTCTCGTATTTGTTGTACGGGCACAGCTCCTGATACTCAATGTCGCTTTCTGACTTTACACTATTGTCGGTTGGAGGTTCCGTCTCTTTGACGAGTTTGTCTTGAACAATTTTGACGAGCAAATATTTGTGGCTATAGCCGTCAGCGGGCGGATTGGCAAGTGTAGTCATCTTTACCCGCAATTCATACTCATGCCCTTTTACATAAGTGAAACCCTCGATACGATATAGACCAAGATGTTCCCATTCTCCATTTGGATTTTCAAACTTTACAAGCATACATTCTTCTGGGGTAGAGTTAAATCCGTAACTTTCACCCGTTTCAGAAGAAACATATATTGTTATCTCCTTGACGGAATCTTTTTTCTCGTCATCATCGCTGCTGCAACTTGAAACAGCAAAAACTGCAAGTAGCAGGAATAAAAGGTTTAAAGTCTTTTTCATTTTACGTTTAATTGTACTACTTAAAATAAACGGTAGATTTTGAATATATTGCATGAATTATTGCATTTTTTCATTTCTTGTCACATTTCAAAACCTGTGGAATCTATCTTCAAGCACTTTCATATTCTCAATGAGTTCAATGAAAGAAGGTTTCTCTCCGAAAATCATGGAAGAGCACATACTTTTATAGTCAGCCTCCCATGCGCTGCGTATATCCTCACGAGGAACGAGAACGATGCGACGACGGATGTCTGGGGTGTAGTCCATACCACTAATGCTTGTGAATATCTCGCGATGATGACGAATGGATTCCCACAGTTCATCATCCTTTATGGCAGCCAAAGCAAAGTCTTTGTCCATCATACGAGAGAGGTCATAAAGATGTCTTGACTTGCGGTCGGCAATGACACCACGTCCCTCTACGGAAAACAACTCGTGCAAGAGGAATACCTTTTCAAGGAAAGTCTTGCTTGCAAGAGCCGTTGCCACCTTGCTATCGACAATTGTTGTCTGTATGGTAGGAAACACGCCCTCGACCATACTGTTGATATGTGTTTGCTCGTTTGGCTCCAGCAAAGACCTTGCTCCAATCTCCAACATCACTATTGGCGAAAGGTATTCAGACGGCTCAGCCCAAGCACTCTTATACCTCACGAAAATCTTTCTCGGTTCTGGATATGTGCTATCGCCCTCACCGTCTGGCTCAGACTCGATTTTGCAAAAGTCCTGCAAACCATATTTCTCGACAGCCTCCTGCAATGCCGGGCAAAACGTGTCTTTGACAAATAGAGAAGAAGCCTTGCGCAGTTTCTTTATCTGCTTCTTCGTCAAGTCGCCCTCGAACCCAAACAAAGAGCGGTCGACAGCCAAATCAATGTCTTCAGAGAAACGCTCAATAAGATGCCAGACCTTGCTCAAAGATGTGCCACCTTTGAAGATGAGTTTATCAGCAAAAGGCAAGTCGAAAACGATTTGCAGAATATTAGAAACCCACAAGTCCTTCTCTATAGCCTGTGGAGGCAACCCACATCGTGCAGATGCTTGTTGAAGCACACGTCGTTGGTCGTCAAACGAAAGTTCAAAGAATTTATTCATAAGCGTTTTGTACAATTTTTCTAATCCATACAGGCATCAGTTTCAAGTCGACAAGCACATCTTCTTTCTTCTCCTGTCTCAATAAGTAGTAAATATGATCCGTCTGTTTAGTAGTAACATTGACGTTCTTTATCGACTTTAGAGCAGAATTAACCAACATGGCAAGTCGGTTCGTAAAAGCCAAGTTGCGTGGAGCCGTATTCTTAAATGTGATAGATCTATTCCCTGACACTGATATTCTGCGCGACTTTCCATTTGTGAGGAAAACACTATTCAACGGAACCTGTGTAGAAAGTCCAAGAACATTCAGCGCATAGTCGCCAGTGGGGACAATTTTGGAATGAGAGCGTTCAGCCAAGGCTTCAGCAATTTGGATGTCAGTAGGATAAATCACCCCCAATCCCAAAGTTTCGTCAATTTCGGGATAACAGTAAATGCCCTGTGCCACACGAATAATTACCCCGCTTTTTGTAAGCCTAAGCAAAGTCTGTCGGATAGCATCAGAAGAGCCAAAATCAAGGAAGTCATCGGCAAAGAAAATCTTTCCCCTACCAAATCCCTTTATCCTGTTTTCAATTTTATGAGCTATACTTTCCATGTCTAACCTTAATTTTGTCACAAAATTAGCAACTTTTTGTGACAAAACAAAGAAAAGGCTTAGAAAAGTAGCAATGTTTAACTAAAAAATGCCCGATACATATTCTATAAAACCACAAATATACAATATCAGCCATGCAAACACAAATGTTGATTTTGTTACAAAAAAAGATACTTCTTGTGACACACTACATATACACCTCAATCCCATTCACCTCAAATATACACACATCACGAAGCTGCCGGATTTCGTTAGAGTCCAGCAGCTTCATTCGTCTTGTGCCTTTGTAGAAGTCATATTTGAGGGAGATGCAGCGGTGCCAGGACTGGATTTCACCGCTGCGAGTCCATAGACGGATGTCGATGGGTTCGGGACTGGAGAGTATTTTGTGGAGGGTGGTGATGTGGATGGATTGCATAGCGATGTGGATTAATCGAAGGTGCGGTAGAAAGGATCATCGAAGATGTTCTTACCATAGTCAATAGTGATTGGGAAATGATGGCTGCTATATTTGTACTTGAACTTGATGCTGTTCGTGGCGTTGTCGGCATCGGAGATTTCACAGTTTATGTCAGTGATGGTGATGGGTGCCAGGGCACCACCTATCTCAACGATGTTGACATAGCGAGAAAGGAGGAGCTGGGAGAAGTGCTTGGCTTCCTCGAGGGTAAGCATAGAGGACTCCACGTCATACTCGTAGGCGGACTTGTCATCATAGAAGGTGGTAACACCGAGTGAGGTGGCAGTGGAACGGTCGAGGTCGAGCTTGCTCTTGGTGACGCAAGTGAGGTGTATGTATTCATCGCAGTTGAACTCATTGCGCACGAGCAGCGTGAGGTTCGGCGTGCGGTCAGTAACATAGAACGTCTTGGCAAGAAAGCCACGATGAACGGTGAACTGAAGCAGTCGGCACTTGCTGCCGATGCGGGTTTCTATAGCAATAGGACTTATAATGTCACGTATCAAGGTGGTGTTCTTGGTGTCCACTTTAGCATCCTCGATGCGAACCATGCGAGGTGTAGACTCGCCATCGAAGAGAGCCAGGCACTCGGTGTAGCCCTGCAGCGTGACATCAGGCAAGTAAAACGCCGAAAGAGTCTGAAACGAATTGCGTGGAATGGTGAACATCGAGCGTGTGGTGAGGAAGAACAGCTGTACGAAGCCCATGGCATTTGTGGCGAGGCTCAGACGAGAGTAAATGAAATGGCGCTCCGGCGTTGTCGTCTCTTCTGTCTTTGTGTCCGCCGTGATGACGAAGTTGGCGAAGACACGTTGCTTATCCAGCATGTGCCCCTCGATGATGGAGCGAGCATCATAGAGCATGGCGATGTTGTTGTAAGGGTAAAGCGTAGTTTCAAAAATCGTGTCTGGACCACATGCGATAGTGACATATACCGAAGCAGCATCAGAAGATATTTCAATCTCCGATGGGATGTTGCAAGTGAAGACGTAGAGAGAAGGATTATAATTGATTTTCAGCATGACCTTTTTGTTTTCAAAGATAACAGGCTTTACCTGTATAAGAAAAGACCCAACCGCAGCGTTGCTCTGCACGGCTCGAAGGACAAAGGGCTTTAGTATGGAGTGTAGGCAAGTGCGGACTTGTTACGATCTTGCAGCAGCGACAGAAGAAAGCCCGACTCCTTCGAGCCGGGCGGAAGTGGAAGACTGCCTAAGCAGCCTTTTCAGCCTTTGGCTTGCGCCCTCTTTTCTTCTTTGGCTTTTCCTCTACTGGAGCTGGCTCCGGCTTCTGCACCTCCTGCGCCGTGGGAGCTGTGGCTCCCTTGGCTTTTGCAATCTCTTGCGAGAGGCGTGCGAGGCAATTATCAGAGATGTTCAATCCCAACCTCTTTTTGAGGAGGAAGGCGAGGCGCATAGCCTTGTATGCACTTGTGCAATACATCTTGTCTGAGCTGTTATCGCTTGTGTAAACGACCCATACATTGTTTGTGGACTTGCCAGAATTGGCTTTAGCTGCTAAAATGACATTTGAAGTATTCATAACTTTCTTATTTTAAGAGTGAAACAATCTGATTAGTGAATGAGATAGACTTCGATATAGCTGATGTCTATAAAGCTGTCAGCTGCGAGTGCTTCCGCCTTGGCGCTTGCCTCAGAATGGCTGTCAGCCTCGATTTCATATTCGATATACTCGCCATCCTCTCCATTGATGACAACCTGATAGAGATTGCTTGACAATTCAACCTGTCTTGAACTTCTTTTACCGAAGTGATATTCTGAATTAAAAGTGGTGTGTACCATAATCTTTAAATTTTATTTGTTCGACTTAAAAGTGAAGCACCGAAGTGCTTTTGTAATTTTTACGTGCATACAAGGAGCAGCAAGGAGAAGGCATTTTAATGCAAGGGATAGCCAAGATTATTTCATCCTTCAGGGCTTGAAAGATTTTGGAATGAGGCAAACCTGCCCCAAAAACTTTTGAAAAAATCTTAGGATAAGCGTGGAGCGCGACCCTTTCAGAATGCCGCTTGCGCTAACTTTGCAAAGGAAAAATCATAAGCATTACATTTGGTAAGTGCTTCACGTCGAACAAATAAAATGATTTGGTACAAAGAACACCACTTCAGAATATTACTCCGGAATAATAAAAGAAGAAGACTGGTGATATGAATTGTGCAATCTCTGTTGTCATCATAGGATGGGATGGCTACTTCTTTCATGATGAAATCGTGGCAGACAGATACCTATCTTTAAGGCAAGCAGATAGGTGGATGTGCTTGTGGCTACAAAAATGAACATCAGCAGTATCGGAGTTCATTCACTAATGAGAGTGTGGAACGGATGAGAAAAGGCAAATATGAATACTTGTCATTTTGGTGGCGAAATAAAAGCCGATTCGTCCACAGACATTGCATGGGATGGTGAAACAAACTACCAAGATAATAGCATAGGAAAGATGCACAAAGTGCAGGAAAGGCGGTGCGCCACACCTTACTCCTTTGAAAATCGGGATTGGCTACCTTATGTGATTGACTCTCACGCCTGAGAGATTGCAAAAGCCAAAGGTGTGAAGAGCGCAGCGAAGGAGGTGCTGAAGACGGAGCATACCGCTGAAAAAAGGAAAAGCCATTGTCCTACGTTGGTTGGGCGCAATACAAAGGCATTATATGGAAAGGCGGATTAGGAGGGATTCCGCTTCAATAACAATATAGTCCTTGGATACTTTTACATTTTACTAATATCATCATCAAGTTGTTTCCTCCAGATTAAAGTTCCGATACCAGAAAAGATGAACGTGAAAATTAAAGCCGCTTGGGCATAACCGACAGGCAAATAATCTCCTTCAAAAAAAAGATAATCCGTTTCTGAAGCATAGTATAGTTTAGGAAAGATTCCTGACTTTATTTTGTTCAAGTTTCTATCTCCTGTATGCAATCTATATTGCTTTGATTTATATGTTATTAAAATTGTATTTGAACGTTTGTAATTAAGTTTTTCTTCATATCCATTATACTGATAATCTACAATAGGCTTATGAGTTTTTTCGATATGGTTACCATGTAAATATAACAAATATAAAGCAAGAGATAAAACTAACCCTGCACAAAAAAGTGTTTTAAAGAATGTCCTTATCTTCATATTTCTGTAGATTTATTCGTTGCCATAAAAAGGGCATTAATCGATGCTATAGTTTTTAATCATAACGGATGAAAGTAAGCCCTTTTTATAATTCCCCGAAATCATTACTTGCGCTCCTTTATTCAGTTTATTTTTTATAGGACAAAGGAAAAGCCCTTGTCCTACGTTGGTTGGGCGCAAGACAAATGCTTTATCTATTAAGGTGGATTCGGATGGAGTCCACGTTAATATGTTCATTCAGTGAATCATTAGCATGTAATTTACCAAAAGGGTCAGTATAATAATATTTGAAAATTTTTACTCTGGCGCCCATTCCAGTATGTGATACTATATATTGTGTATTTGGCAATAATTTTATGAATGAAGGGTCGAGATTATATTCTCGTGTGTATGAAGAAGATTCAATTACTTTAAATTTATTTGGAATCTTCCTTTCTAAATAAATGGTGTCAACTTCCTTGCATGGTTTCGGGTGTCGTAGGAAAAAGTCATAAGTATATGCTTTGCTAAGGCTGTCCCAAGGCTCAATGGAAAAATGCAGCATTTGGTTGATGTAAAAAACTTGTTCTTTTTCAGATAGTTCAAAATCATGATTGTCACAAGAGCACATCAAGAACAAACACATTGCAAATGTTATAATATACTTCATATTGAAAACTTTAATGAAAACTACATATTGACCTTTCTGATAAGTTCACTAACAACATTTTATAGTCCTTATTGTTGCCATTGAGAGGATTAATAACATGATTTTTAGGATTATCTGCAAATGCGTTGGTCGTATTTATTTCATATTTTGTAGTTCTATATGCATACAGATTTGCGAATACAAAAAGATGCATATTTTCTTTATAGCATAAGTATTGTCTAAAATAACAATCTATTGTATTGTTTTTATTAGAATAATGATTTTTATCTTTGTCGTCAAGATATTTCGCAACAAGAGTTTCGACATTATATATGCAATCTTTTGTCATTTGCATATATTCCTGTTTATTCGTTAGAACTTTTTTCCCATTTGCAAATTGAGCATTAGACGATAAAACATGAATTTTGGAATCATTACTGCAATCTTTCGCCCATTTCTTCTCAATTATTGTTGAGTTTGTATTTTGCTCTTTTCTTTCACCTTTACAGGCATACAAACAGAACAAAATTATTACTATGAAATACTTTTGCCACATATATTAAAGTCTGCCAAAATTTTAAATTCTACTCGTCTTTCACAAAGCGTAAAGATTTTATTTACATATATTACAATTTTATGTATTACCTATAAGCATTGTCCTTTAATCACTTTATTGTATCTCCATAATCAGTTTCCTCTTCTTCCTGTAAATATAAGCATATTACATTCAGATAATCGACAATTTCCTTATGTGTCAAATTTAGTGTTTTTATACAAGAGCAGAATTCCGTAATAACACCTTCTGGATTATAGTCCCCTCGGCTATTAAAGATGAATAATCGTCCCCCTTTGTATACAAAGATTCGTCTTGGAAAATGCGGCCCCATACCCTTGAAGGCATATATTCCATCTCCCCAAACATAATTATTAGGAGAAATGAGGTTTATGACATTTTTACTTGCATTTGTCTTTTTATATTCATAGTTGTTTTCTATTTGTTCCGCTATACTGTCAGGTAAACACACGCTTTTAAATGAGTCCGAGCATTGGCCCTTAGATATGTAAGGAACAATGCTACAGATAAAGCATAATAGGATTTTATTGATTTTCGTTATTTTCATTGTTATTTCTTAATTTACCTCACAAAGTTACACCATAAAAACGGCAATTCTCCGATTTTATTGTATTATCTCACCCCACCAATTGCAATTGGGTATAAATCGTGCTGTGGGAACTTCTCGCAGCCGATATAAAGGGTATCGAAGGCATCGGTGCCATCGGTGCGGTGTTCGAGAAGGTCTTCTTCGGATTCGGGTTGTTTTTCCATACTTTTGTTCTTGCGGAAGCCGTTGCGTCCTCGCTCCACTCCTGCACTTTGGATGGCGAGGATAAGGTCATCGTTGTTTTGGCGGTTGAAGTACGGCATCAGTCGTTGCTTCCCGGCAAAACCCTGATTGATGAGAAGGTATTTCTCATCGTGGCGCATCGGGTTGCCGAGGTACACGTCAATGACCTGCCATCCGTGGCGCTCGAACTCATGGACTACGACCCAGTGGAAGTCCTGGTCGTTCACGGCATAGTTAGAGCCGAGGGCAGTGGCATCGTAGTAGTAGATGACCGTCTTGTTAGGGTGTGGTGCGTAGTAGGTGCAGAAGTCGGCGACGAGCGCAGGGATTTTGCGCTCGAACTTCACATAGAACGATTTGAGGATGTTCAGGCGGTTGGCACGAGGCTGACCGCACACAATCCAGTTGATGTTAGCATTATAGTCCATACCAATGCAGAGAGGTTGCATAGGGTCGATGTCCGAGTCCGTGCGACAGTCGAGCGAGCTGTTAAGCGTAGAGAACTGGTTGTTGGCGTGGATAGTGTAAAGATCCTGCTGCGCCTCCTTGATGATGCGGTCGTAGCCGAGCGAGTCGAGGTAGTCAAAATCCGACGCATCATATTTGTGGTACTCCTGCATTGACGAGTAGAAGCCATCGTGCGAGATGCCTATCTTCTGACAGAGGATTGACGTCTGGAATGTCTTTGGCGTGAGGTCGCGCTTCATCTGCCGGATGTATTCCTCACCGAGAAGCTGCAAGTTTTCGAGTGTAGAGTACTCCTTATAATAGACAGCCACCGAGCGCATCTTGTTAAGACTCTGGTCGAGCCATTTGAGGTAATTAGGCAGATAAGAAGGAATGGGCTTGCGTAGCTCTTTGAGTTGTGCAATGCGCTCCTTCGTCTGCCAAATCTTGTAGATTGTGCCCTTTATGGTGTCAATCAGCTCTGTGTCCATTTTATCCTCATAGTGCAGGAACCAAGAACCCTTTGTTGTCTGAGGCATATCAGAGAGAACCATCATCGAGTGATTAAAGCTGTGGTGCCCGAAGTACGAGCGTATGCCACCATTTGCAGGCAGAGTCTCGTCCTTCAGCTTGTTGTAATCAATGAACTTCGCCTCGTCGATGAGCAGCCATGAGAGCGTGAGCGAGTTGGAAGAGCCCGGGCGGTCCTGACTGATGATAATCGCCACCGAGCCATTATAGAACGTGATGACATGTTCATAGTCAGCCGGTTCGGTGATTGGCTTCGCGAAGGACTTCGGCGGTTTTCTGCCTACCACATAATGCACGCCATTGATGTACCCCCAACGCTTCCATGCTGCAAACAGACCAGGGAGCGTGTTGGTCAAGCCATGCTTGAACGTCGGCACGACGATACCACTAGTAGATCCAGGCATACGCTGCATGTTGCGCAGCACAAATGGCGAGGCGATGGAGTCCGTCTTACCAGTGCGTCGTCCGGCCACGATGACCGTAGTCTTCGCGCCGATGTATTGCGTCAGGAGCTGAGGTTTGTTGAAGTACACACGCTTAGAGTGTTGCTTCGCCTCGATGTCCCAAAGGGAAGTATCAACTTTGTTCGTCATTGTCTTCAGGCTTAAAGATGTCATCAAGCACAAGATCCGCTTGTTCGTACTCAATATTCTCCGTGTCCGGATGCGAAGTGGTAAGCTCCTGGGTGAGTTTTCGGATGCGGTCGTCGATGTTCGGGACCGGCGTGATACCCACAACACGCGGGTCAGTAGTCGGGAAGAACGGTTGGACGACAATCATGTGATACGGCACAGATTGCTCGTCCTCGATGTCAATGCGGTTGAACTTCGCATAAGAAGTGGCCGCTTTTTCCATCGTCTTCGTATCCTTGCGCTTCTTCGCCATCTGGTACGTCTCCATGATCATCTCGTTATAGCGCCAGCGGTGGAAGTCGCGCGTACACTCCGATAGGTTCGGTAGCAGAGCCTTGACGATTTTCAAGTCAGCATACGCCGTGACTTGCGACAGTCCGTAGCGACTGCGCAGCTCGTCGACAAACTGACGATCCTTCATGTCAGGGTTGGCGATAGACCATGTTACCATATCCCTTAATCGAAGTAGATGTTCGATTTGGGGAACAGGATATTTACCTTCCAATTCCGATTGGGAGGTGTAAAGGTCCTGTTTGGCGATGTCGATAATGCTTAATTGTGACATGAAGAGAATTTTGAATTATTCATCATCCTCCATATCGAGGAGGTTGTTACGAGTGTTTTCAAGAGCAAGTGGAGAGCCGACGTAGGCGAGCTGCATCTCCTGATGCAACAGCTTGACACGTGAAGCAGCCTTGCCACGGTGGTAACGCTGCGAAACAGGCGTGCTTCGGTCTGCGATGTCACGGCGTAAATCCTCTGGTGGAACACCGAGAATGACAGCCATATCGCTGATTTTGAGGTAGATTGAAGCATATTGCTCAATCTGCGTGAGAACTTCTTCTGAGTATACCATATTATTTTAATTGTTAGCACCAGCAGCGTTGATGCGCTGTTGGAAAAGGTCGGTTAGCGGAACGGAATGGTTCTTTATAAGATCCATGACGGACACATGAAGGGAGTTGAAGATGTCGGGCGGAGTTGAGATGAACGTGGACTCATGGCGGTTGCCTCGTGTGAGATTCTGCGAGGTGACGACACTAATCTGTTCACCAGACTCCGCTTGCACGAGAAGGATTTTGGAATGGTTGTCAGCAAGATAGGTGCGCTTCATCGTCTGTGTGATGAATGCCCAAAGTTTTAGCGTTTTGTTCGTAGCCTTATGGTCGAGAACAAGATTAAAGGCAGATATGTTGCCGGACTTCTCGATGAAGAAGAGTCGGCGCAAGAACTCCTCAGAGATGGAGAACGAAGTCTGCCAAATCTCCGCTTTGCCGACCTGTCCCAAAATCCACTCTAAGACGTCCGCCACCTGAAGAGCATTGGAGAGATACGCCTGGTGTGGACATTCAGAGAGTGGCTTTAGGATGTCATCTATGTTGATGTTGCGCTTCACTACTTCTTGGATTTAGACTTGGACTTCGGCTTGGAAGGAGTGGCATCCTCAGGCTGTTCAGCTAATTGGTCCGTTGGCGATGGACTAATTTCTGTTTCCTTAGTCTGCTTCTCTTCGCTTTCTTTGGTTTCGGTATTTACTGCACATTCTGCCTTTGTCACATAATGGTCATAAGTGTCCCAATTTGCGTGCAACTTTTTATCGAGATTTATAAACTCGTCGAGTAACGGCTTGCGTTCTGAAGCCGGCACCTGCTTAGTAGAGTCCGACAACAAGCGTAGGCGCAAATGGAGTTCACGCATACGGTGAGTAATATCAAGGTTCTCGACATAGAGCACCTGGATATCCTCAGGCAGCGAGTCGTGATCCGCACGCTTGCCAGCCTTGAAGTCCTTCGCTTCGTTGTGTTCCTTGAACTCTGTGCGACTTGCCACGATAGCATCCACTTGCTCCTGCATGATGTTCACCTCGTCGTGGGCTTCGACCTCACGGCGAGCTTTGAGGAAGGCACGCAGCTTGCCCTCAATGAACTCAGCCTTGCCCTTAGGATTGATGCTGAGATTACGATACATTATGGTGTTATTGGTGAGTTGGAGAAGAAGGATTGCACCCTCGTTCCAGTCACGCTCAGCAGATGGAGTGTCGAGCCATTGCTGGAGTTTGTCAGTCAGATTGTTCATATTTTAGAGTTTAACTTTGTTGTTATAACTTAACTTCGTAGAATTGTGGCAGCACTCGGCATAGTTCAAGCAAGCTTGACTCTGCTCTCGTTTGCTCACAATTTGTTGTTTATTCCAGTAAAGAACACACAATTCTTGTGATGTTCGGTAAGCACATTGCGCATTGCCTTCAGCGTAGAGCCAGTAGTAACGAAGTCGTCGAAGACGATACAGTTAGGCTCTTTGGGGAGATTGTTCATGGTGAACACCGCCCCGATACGCTGCTTGGAATGGCAGAAAGCAACATCCTCGTAGAACGGGATGTTCAGTTGGGAAGCAATCATTTCGCTGATGCGAGTGGCGAAGTTCTTGACGAGATGGCGACGTTTGGGAGTGGTGACGATACACCACGCCCCCGTGTTCAGCTCCTCACCGAGGATGTCACGTATAAGTGGTGAGATGCTATCAGCGAAGAACGCCACCATACTGTCGTCGCCCTTTATATCCGTCAGCGTTCTGCCATACAGCGACTTCTGCCATAGAGAGATGAAGAACGTGTCCGCCCGTCGAGTAAGCCGGACGCGCCGGGTGAAGTCGCACCGCGCTTCAACCGACTTATCCCACGCCTTGCGTTTCTCAATGGCGAATATGTCCTTCTGTTCATGCGTAGCATCCTTTGAGAACAGATCAAGCGGACCCGATAAGTCCGGCACGGAAATGTCATTCAAGAATTCCTGCATGTCTATCGGAGTCCGCTTGTCCATGGTCAACTATGATTATAACTTTACTCGCCGTTACGCTGCGCAATCAATGTCGCCGTCCTCAGTGGTGATGGTGCCAGTATAGAACGGAGCCGGACACTCGTCCGATGCCTCCACGTTGATAGTGGTGCCAGTGGTGCCAGTGGCACCCTGACCGAGATCCTGCGTGACTGTGGTCTTGGTAGTCCACTTGTCACAACCCACGACACGGTGCTTGCCCTTCATGTCCTCGACGATGAAGACGTTGTCGTTGTTATTGAGGTAAGCAGCTGCAGCCGATGCCGCCGATGCCGCCTCGCTTACCGACGGATGCACCGCCACGAGTTTGTTGAGCTGCGTCTGTGACGGCAGTTCACCCTGTGCCTCACTTGTGAGCTGCGACTTCTCAGGAAGGATGTCGATGTATTTCCATACAGCGTTTTCCTTCAGCGTGAAGGAGCCGTCATAGACAGAAGAAGTGACACGTCCGACCTCGTTATGAGGAAGTTTAGGCCAAACAAGAATGTCATTCTTGGATGTATAACCTAAAATCCGCAACTATCATTCAATACACGATTAAGGGTAGATTTATGAATCGTTAGTAGCAGCTTTCAGTAA